GGGCTTTGCGCAGACGCGTCCCCCCTCTGAATTGACCGAAGTAGCCCAAAATAGAGATAAATGCGGCAAAGATAGTGAATAGCTACACGAAAAAGGCCAGCCTTAGCCGTTGCTCATTTCAGTTGTAATGCTTCAAAGGGCGAAAAGGTGGTGAGCCTATGAAGAATTACATACTTGAATACCACAACAAAATACAAAAAGGGCAGACTGTTGTTGGAAGATGGGTGCGGCTGATTTATGAGTATATCATTTCCGGCATAAAAGAAAAAAAGTTTTATCTTGACAAGAGAAAAGCTGAAACGGCAATAGAATGGATCGAAACCCATTGTTTCAACACTGAGGGGCCGCTGGCTCCTGGCAATCTAAAGCTTGAGCTGTGGGAAAAGGCTTTTATTAGCTGTGTGTTTGGCATTTGCGATACAGATACAAAGCTTAGAACATTCAGAGAGATTGTACTTGTTGTTGGCCGGAAAAACGGGAAATCACTTTTGGGCGCTTCCATTGCAAATTATGTGTTCCGGCAAGGTGGCGGCTTTGGTGCCAGAGTGTTCAATGTGGCTCCGAGATTAGATCAGGCAGACATTATCTATAACAACGCATGGACAATGATTTGTTTGGATCCGGAACAACAGAACAAAAAGAAGGCTTTGGAAGATAAAAGATCACAGTCACATGAAAGAGTTGATGATGATACTTCATTGATCAAAAAAAGAGCGTCAGATATTTATTTGGCCGAAACAAACAGCACAATGAAGAAGATTGCATTTAATGCAAAGAAATCTGATGGTTTCAATCCTTCATTGACAATATGTGATGAAATAGCGTCCTGGCAAGGTGATTTAGGGCTGAAACAATACGAAGTTATGAAATCGGCTATGGGCGCAAGACCAGAAGGCTTGATACTTTCATGTACTACTTCCGGATATGTCAGCGATTCAATCTATGATGAACTTATAAAGCGTTCAACGAGAATGCTTTTGGGCGAGAGCAAAGAGAAAAGGCTCTTGCCTTTTTTATACATGGTTGACGATCCGGATAAATGGGATGACATGGAAGAACTCAAGAAGAGCAATCCAAATTTGAATGTTTCCGTGTCGGAAGAATACCTGAGAGAAGAGATTGCTATTGCAAACGGCTCGCTTTCTAAAAAAGCCGAGTTTTTATGCAAATACTGCAATGTTAAGCAGAACAGCTCTCTTGCGTGGTTAGAGGCGCAGGTGGTAAATGCGGCCGCAGGTGATCCGCTCTCTCTGGATGACTTCCGGAGCAGTTATTGTGTGGCAGGCATTGACCTCTCACAGACAACTGACCTCACAAGTGCTTGCGTGGTGATCGAGAAAAACGGCGAGCTGTATGTGTTCTCAAAGTTTTGGCTGCCAGCAGAGCGGATTGATGAGGCAACGTCAAGGGATGGCGTACCGTATAACATTTACATCCAACGTGGGCTGCTGGATGTGTCCGGTGAAAACTATGTTGATTATCATGATTGTTTTAACTGGTTCCGGATGTTGGTGGAGCAGTATGAGATCCTGCCGCTGATGGTTGGCTATGACCGATACAGCGCACAATATCTTGTGCAGGATCTGCAAGGTTATGGATTCCGCACAGATGATGTTTACCAAGGAGAAAACCTTTGGGGTGTTCTGCAGGAAATGGAAGGCTTGATGAAAGATCACAAGGTCCATATTGGAGACAATGACCTTTTGAAGATACACCTGCTCAACTCTGCAATCAAAATGAGTGTAGAGCGTGGCAGGGGAAAGTTGATCAAATTGAATCCGTCAGCTCACATTGACGGGTGTGCGGCGCTGGCTGATGCGTTCACAGTGCGGCAGAAATGGTATGACGAAATAGGCGACAGATTGAGGAATGAAACATGAGTTTATTTGATGCACTTTTCAAAAAAGCACCGAAACCGCAAGGGCAGTACGGTGGCATGTTTAAACTGCTGAATGGTTATACACCGCAGTTTACAACCTACCAAGGCGGCGTGTATGAATCAGAACTGATCCGGGCGGCAATCAATGCAAGGGCTGTCCACATGGGCAAGTTGAAAATTGAGATCAAAGGATCCGCAAAACCTGCATTGAGAGTAAAGCTGCAACATGCCCCGAATAGGTTTCAGAGCTGGTCACAGTTTATGTACCGCTTGAGCACCATTTTGGATGTCAACAACACGGCATTCATAACACCCATCTATGATGAGTATGGTGAAGTGAGCGGCGTATATGCCCCACTCCCACAGCGGTGTGAAATCGTGCAATACAATGACATCCCATATTTGAGGTACACCTTTTCAAACGGAGACCGGGCAAGCATAGAACTTGAGAATTGCGGCATTATGACCAAGTTCCAATACTCAAATGATATGTTCGGTGAGAATAACAACGCACTGCTCCCCACTATGGATCTGGTACACATCCAGAATCAGGGAATTAAGGAAGGCGTGAAATCTGCCGCAACATATAGATTCTGGGCGCAGGTCAATAACTTCTCGAAGGTGGAAGACCTACGAAACGAGCGCAAGCGCTTTACCGAAGAAAATTTCTCTGCTGAATCTCAGGCGGGCGGGTTGTTACTGTTCCCGAATACCTACAACAACATCAATCAGGTTAAGGTTGAACCGTGGGTGGTGGATGCAGAGCAGATGGCTGTGATCCGGAAGAATGTGTTTGAGTACTTCATGGTGAATGAGGATATTCTAACCAACAAGGCATATGGTGATAACTGGGTTGCGTTCTACGGAGGGGCTGTTGAGCCCTTTGCGATCCAGTTTAGCGAAGTAGTGACCAAGATGCTCTATACATTCAATGAGCAGACAAGGGGCAATCAGATCCTGGCTACCACAAACCGCTTGCAGTACATGAGCAGTCAGGAGAAATTGCAAATCTCTTCTCAGCTCTCTGACAGAGGCATTTTGAGCCGTGATGATGTCAGAATGATTTGGGGCCTTGACCCGCTGCCGAACGATGAAGGGCAGGAATACATCATCCGGGGTGAATACTGGAACGCCACCGAGAAGATCAATGGCGGAGGAGATAACACGGAGGACAACGCAGATGAAAAAGGAAATTAGAGCATTCAGCTTTGAGGTCCGGGCTGAACAGAATGAGGAACACGGGACCTACTTAACCGGACAGCCGATTGTTTACAACGAGCGAACAGATTTAGGCTGGTACGATGAAATAATTGCTGATGGCGCACTTGACGGAACAGACCTCCGTGATGTGCGTTTTTTGATTAACCATAACACCGATATGATCCCGCTGGCGAGATCCCGCAACAACAATGCAAACAGCACAATGCAGTTGCAGGTGATTCCGAGCGCTGGAATGGCAATTCGTGTTGACCTTGATACAGACAACAACACGGATGCAAGGAGTTTGTATTCTGCCGTGAACAGGGGCGATATTTCCGGAATGTCGTTTATGTTCGTGGTTGCAGAAGATAAATGGGATGACATTGACACAGAACACCCCACACGGACCATTTTGAAGTTTGCAAAGGTGTTTGAAGTGTCGGCAGTCACATTCCCGGCTTATGAAGCTACATCAATCCAGGCAAGGGGCCTTGCTGATGCGCTGGATAGCGCAAAAGCGTCACTGGACAGTGTTAAGGCTGAACGGCGTGAGATTGAGCGCAAGAAACAAAAGATCAGAATTTTAATGGAGGTTTAAGGCTATGGAACTGAACAAAGCTACAGTTGAAGAGCTTGAAGCTCGCAAAGATGCCATCGGTGCCGAGATCGACAACGAAGGCGCAGATCTTGATGCTCTGAGTGAAGAGATCAGATCAATCAATGAGGAACTTGAAAAGAGAAAAGCTGAGGCAACCAAGAGAGCCGAGATCAGGCAGGCAGTTGCTGCTGGTGAGGGCGAGGTTGTTAAGACTTTCAAAGCACCTGAAGTAAGGGAGGAAAAGAAAATGTTTGGTGTTGATACTAAAGAATACAGAGACGCATGGACAAAGTCCATCGTAAAACGTGAGATGAACGAAGAGGAAAGAAGTGCACTGGCAAGCGCTGGCGCAGTGATCCCCACCATGACTGTCAATGCAGTATGGGATAAGCTGGTAAAACCCGCTGAACTGCTTGGCAAGGTTGATGTCAGCCAGTTCGCTTC